CATCTTTGAGGACACAGGGGTGGAGTTCGCCCGGCGTAAGGGTCTGGTGGACAGCGGATACCTCCGGCCGGAACTGCTGGTGGGCTGGTATTTCGGCGTCAGCGAACAGGAGGCCCGGGAGAAGTACATGCCGGAACCCCGCCCCATGCTGAGATTCCCGGAGGAGTGAGGCCATGATTTGCCCCTATATCTGCCACGTGATCCAGACCAACCAGAACCGCTATGAGTACGACGAGGAGGGACGCAACACCTTCCACGAGCACATCCTAGCGGAGCAGAAGGTGCCGCTTACCTGTGCCAGAGAGGACTGCGGCGCTTGGCGCGATGGCCGGTGCACCTATGGAGGTGGGACGGAATGCTGACACCCCGATACCTGGAGAGCGCGCCGGACGCTATGGTAGACCTCTACAGTGAGGTGGAGGCGGATATCCTGGCCGACATGGCCCGGCGGATTGCCAGATATGATTTTTTCATTCCGGCGGCGGAGCACCAACTGCGTGTCCTGGAGGAGATGGGTGCCGAACAGACGTACATCCTGCGCCGGCTGGCCGAACTCACCGGGCGAAGTGAGGCGGAGCTGCGCCAGCTCTTTGAGGTGTCCGGCGGGAAGGCCCTGGTCAGTGACCAGGCGGACTACCGGCGGGCGGGCCTGCATCCTCCGGCCCTCAACACGTCCCAGGAGCTCCAGCAGGTGCTCAGCGCAGGGCTTCGGCAGACCCAGGGCCTCTTTACCAACCTGACCCGCACCACGGCGCTGGACAGCGGGGAGCGGTTTCGGGCGGTGCTGGACCGGGCGTGGCTCCAGGTGAGCACCGGCGGATTCGACGCCAATACCGCCATACGGAACGCCATTAAGGAGCTGACCCGCCAGGGGCTGACGACCGTGGACTACGCTTCCGGCCGCACCATGTCCGTGGAGGCGGCAGTGCGGATGAATGTGGTAACTGGCGTTAATCAGACGGCCCTCCGGCTTCAGGATGGCTTTACAGCGTGGTACGGGACAAGAAAACCCTCACCGACGTGGAAAAGACCTTCTGCTGCGTAAACATCTTCGCCGAAAGCGAGGGGAAATACGACGCATGGACACAAAAGGCTATTGTAGCCGTCCAGTCCTACGGCGGCAGCACCAAGGGGCTACAGCTTCCATACAACATCCACTGGATTGGGGAGCGCACCTATGGCGCTGCGGCCATCACGGCCGGCAAGCTCACCTTTACCCCTGGATCGTCTGCGTTGGAGGGATAACATATGGACAGCCTGAACATCGCCGGGAAGGCGGTGCGTCTGTGTATCGACAACGACGAGAGTCGAGTCATTGAGTTCTATCCCACAGATGTGTCCTTTGCGGAAAACTTCTACGCCCTTGCGGCGGAGTTCGAGGAGCGCCAAAACGACATCAAAGCCCGCTCCGCCGCCATTGCGGAGGGAGACGGAAGCAAGTTGGAGAAATCGCGGGCGGAGCTGGCGCTTACCCGGGAGGCGTTCGCTTTTCTGAGAGAAGGAATTGACCGCACCTTTGGGCCTGGGACGGCGCAGACCGTATTTGGCAGCCGGGACAGCGTGGCAATGGCGGCCCGTTTCTTTCGCGGCGTGACGCCCTATATTCGGAAAGCGCGTCAGGGGGAGCTTGACCGCTATCTGAAGGAGCCGGCGGAGGACGTGATGGAATGAACCCCATGCTGACCCGTTTCCCCGAGTCGGTTCGCATTGACGGGGTACGCTATCCGCTGAATACGGATTTCCGGGTTGGGCTGCGTATCATGAGCGCCTATGAAGATCCTCAGTTGACTAGATTTGAGCGGCAAGTGGTGCTTTGCCGCCTGCTCTATCAGGAGCAGCCGTCGGATTTTACCCAGGCGGTCCGGGAGGGAGTTCGCTTCCTGGATGGCGGGGAACAGCCCAGGGAGACCGGCGGCAGGCGGCTTTACAGCTTTGACCAGGACGGGGCATACATCTATTCGGCAATCTTGCAGACCCACGGGATAGACCTTCAGACGGTAAAGATGCACTGGTGGAAGTTCCGTATGCTGTTTCTGGATCTCCACGAGGATACGACCTTCCAGCGTATGATCAGCTTGCGAAGCCGCCGCGAGAAGGGACTGCTGACCAAAGAGGAAAAGCGGCTCTGGCTGGACATGGCGGAGCTGCTGGAACTGCGGGAGGCGGACCCTGAGCGGGATCGGGCGCGGACAGAATTTGAACAGAGAATGAGGGGGTGAGCGCGTGCCTGACTTCGATGGTTCCATCGTTATCAATACTGAAATTGACGCCACTGGCATCCAGCGTGACATGAAGAAGGTCGAGCGGGCGGCCCGTGGCGCTGGGGATGCGACAGAAAGCATCGGCAGCGGTTTTCGGACGGCGGAACGGGATGCAGACCGCGCCGCCTCCGGCATCCAGGGAGGCACCCGAAAAGTCGAGCGGGCCGCGCGCAGCGCAGGCTCGGAGGTAGAGGACATCGGCAGCAGCTTCCGGGACGCAGAACGGGATGCCGGTCGTGCCGCCCGCGGCATTGAAGATGATCTGAAAGACCTCAAGGACTCCGTAGATGACGTAAGCAACGCAATCAGCCTCGGATTTGGGGCTGATATGCTGGTAGACCTGGCCGGCGGGATGATGGATTTGATGGAGTCCACGGACGAGCTGCGGGGTGACCTGTCCATGCTGGATCAGAACGCACGCGCGGCAGGTGTCGGCCTGGGCACCACCCGGGAGGCTATGCAGAAGCTGAATACCGTGAGCGGCGAAACGGACAGCAGCATTGAGGCAGTATCAAACCTCCTGGCCGCTGGTGTGCCGGAGAACCGGCTTCAAGAGGCGGTGGAGGGGCTGGCAAACGCGGCTATCACCTTCCCGGATACTGTGAAAATCGAATCCCTTGCGGACAGCTTACAGGAGACGTTGGCGACCGGAGAGGCGACCGGGCAGTTTGCAGAAGTGCTTGACCGTATTGGCTATGGCGCAGAGAACTTCACGAACAACCTTGCCATGTGTACCACGGAGGCTGAAAAGCAGGAACTCGCGCTGAATGTTTTGACGCAGGGGCCGCTAAAGGGCGTGTATGATGCGTGGGCCAAGGCCAACCCGGAGCTGGTAGAAGGCCGGGACGCGACACTGGAGCTACAGACTGCTACGGCCGAGCTGGGTACGGGTCTCGCCCCAGTCATAACAGACCTCACGGAACTGGCCACTAATGTGGTGAACTGGGTGGCGGGTATGGGGAACATAGATGATGTTTTTACGATGATTGTCGGTGGCATTGCTGCACTTGGTGCGATTAAGGCCATTGATATGATTACCGGCCTGGCCACATCTCTCATGACAATGGACAAGGCGATGCTCATGGCAAAGGCCAGCACCGGGCTTGCGTTCGTGGCCTTTGGCCTGCTGTTTTCCCTACTGATGCAGGCGGCGGGCGTGTGGGATTCCATGAGCGACGCGGAGAAAGTGGTCACTATCCTGGGTGCAGTTACTGCTGCGGCGTTTGCTGCGGCGCTGGCGGTGGGTGCGTTCCAGTCAGCGTTATCGTTGGGTGTGGCCGTAGTTGCGATCACCGCCGGAATTGCCGCCATGATGATGGCGATCAATTCTGCGGAGAAGCGGGTAAACCAAATGAACGCCGCCACCCAGCAGAGCTTGAGTCCAAGCACATACGGCGGAGTCTCCGGCCGCAGCGCCAGCATACCCGCGCTGGCTACCGGTGCAGTGATCCCGCCGAATGGGGAGTTCCTGGCGGTACTGGGCGACCAGAAGAAGGGCCGCAACCTGGAGGCCCCGGAAAACCTTATCCGGCAAATTGTGAGGGAAGAGAGCGGAGGCGGATTGAGCGGAACCCTGACCATACGTCCGGCGCCTGGACTAACCCGCTACCTGGCTTATGAACTGAAACGGGAGGATGCTCGGGCAGGCACGCCGCTGGTGGAGGGAACCAGACGATGAAATTCTCAATCGATGGACAGGAGTTCAATGTCATTGTCACGGAACTGGCCCGCAAGGGCAGAGTCAGTGAAAGCAAACTGTCGGGAGACGTGAAAAGCGGCGCCCACTTCCGGGACATCATCGGGATCTATTACGACTATGAGATGACCGTCGGGAGCAACGCATTGTCTGAGACGGAATATGATGCCCTTTTTGAAATCTTGACCGCGCCAGTGGAGTCCCACGAGGTTGTGCTTCCCTATGGAGCGGGTACATTGAGCTTCCGGGCGTACATCGAGGATACGAGCGACAGCATGACGGCAGATAATGGGAAAACCAGAAGATGGGGGAACCTGTCCGTCCAATTCTACGCACAGAAGCCCCAAAGGAGGCCGGCATGAGCGCCACGGTTAATAAACTGGTTTATGGAGACTTGACCTTTACGGATGACGAGATCCAGGACGGAGAAGTTTATGACGCTGTGGCTCTGTTGTCCGACGCCCTGGAAATCGGCACCATCAACGTGGGACTATATATCAGAGACGAGGAGACGGGCGCGGCCCTGACCGCTTTCCGGCGGAATGAGAAACTGCTGTATTACTACCGGGACAAGCTGCGGGGCACCTATTACATCGAGAGCATCCAGCGTACCGGGAAATACACCTATGAGATCAGCGCCAACAATGCGGTCGCTCTCCTGGAGCAGTCCAATCACCTGGGTGGCATCTACACCGGCCAGACGGTGGACGAGCTGGTGGCGGAGATCTGCACCATCCCCTACATCATTCAGAGCAAATTCGCAGGTATTAAGCTATATGGATGGCTGCCTGTCGCTACCCGGCGGGCCAATCTGGCGCAGGTGCTTTTTGCCATCGGAGCCCATGCAAAGACTGACCAGAACGGGGTGCTGCGCATCGAATCCCTGTGGGATGGTGTCTCCAGCTCCATCCCGCCGGATCGAATCTTTTGGGGCGATAAGGTCACCTATGAGAGCAAGGTCACCGAGGTGTCAGTGCTGGAGCACCAATATATCAAAGGGACCGAAGAAGTGACGCTGTTCGAGGGGGTGGCTGAGGAGGGCGACATCATCCAGTTCGAGGAGCCGGCCTACGGCTTGGAAGCATCCGGTTTTTCCGTCCAGTCCAGCGGCGCCAACTATGCCGTGCTCTCCGCCGGGACCGGCACTCTAACTGGGAAAAAGTATGTCCATATGACCCGCGATGTGCGGGTGCCGGTGTCCGAAGACGAGGTGTCTAACGTGGTCGAGGTCAAGGAGGCCACCCTGGTCTCACTGACCAACTCGGCGGCCGTGGCCCAGCGGCTGGCTGGATACTATCAGTACATCGAGGCGCTGGACCATGAGGTGGTATACGACGGTGAGCGGCCGGGTGATGTGGTGGCCTTTGAGCACCCTTATGGGGGAGAATCCAAAGGGTGTATCAAGGATACCGCCATTACAATGGGAGGCCGGCTGGTAGCATCTGAGCAGGCTGTCATCGGGTATGTTCCACCCAAGTTCGAGACAGAGGAAGTCCTGGACGAGCGGGTGGTGCTGACCGGGAGCGGCGATTATACCGTGCCAGAGGGAGTATACACCCTTACAGTGGTATGCATCCAGGCTGGGACCGGTGCGCAGGCCGGGTTTGACGGTGAACCAGGCGGAGGAACCCAGCTAATCGTAACAACAAAGGAACAGGATGCTGGTGGATCGTGGTCAGACACACAGGCCGATGGCGGAGAAGGAGGACAAAAGGGGGCTCCAGGCGCTGGCGGAAAGGTCTACCGGGCGACGATTGATGTTGTCCCTGGTCAGGTCATCCATTATGAGTGCGGCACCCCAGGCGTTGGAGGAGCGACGAATGGGGCCGTGGGTGCTGCTGGTGGTGAGACCACGTTCGGGGATTTATCGTCTGCACAGGGGGCCTCGTCTGAGATCGGATACGTGGACCCGGTAACGGAAGAAGAACTTGCAAAGCCGGGAACTGAAGGTGTTGACGGTGCTGCGGGTGGCCGTGGCGGACAGGCATCCAGCCGCGGAGGGGATTATGGAGAGAACGGCGAGGATGTGCCCCCGAACACTGGCGGCCCGGGTGGGCCTCCGTATGGATGGAAGTTTGACGATTATACATCTGAAAATGTACGCATCTATGGTGGTGGAGCAGGCGGTGGAGCCGCCCATGGGAAAGACGGAGAACCCGGCAGCGACAGTCCGACGGCGGTTGGCGGAGCAGGGGCGTCCCCTGATGTACCCAAAACGCCGGACAAAATTGGAGCTGGAGGAAATGGCGGGCACGGCGGTGGCGGTGGCGGTGGGGCCGGAGGACTGTTTGCATCTGCGGAGGCTTATGGCCCGTCAGAATTACCGGCCGGTATCTGGATCACGAAGGACGGCGGATCGGCGGGGAAAGGGTCTCCTGGTTCAAATGGCG